GCAATATCATTTAGTATACCCTGTTCTATCATTATCCGTAGTAATCACAAGCGTTAATATCGGTGAATACAACAAAACTACAATCAAGTGCTATACCCCCTACAAAGTCATTGAAGCGTTCAAAAAAGGGAACACCATTTGTTGGTAATACAATATCCATCTTGTTATACAAGTCTGGTGTTTGGTTCATACCCCTTTTTATAAAGGACATAAACCTTCTGGCTTGAATATCCATATCACTTATTACATCTACCTCATTTGATAAGTCATCGTTGATTCTATCAGCAAAGATTAAAGACATATTGTAGGTTACAATATTTTCTTCATAAGATACATTTTGTGGTGTTACAAATACAAATGGATATGTTGGGGTCATACCTGTGTTGTCTGTATTACCAAACTCCACAATATTACCAAACCCAAATGAGTTCAAACCAATACCTACTTGTGATTCTTGATATTGTTTTATAAGTGATACAATTTTATGTATTGAAACATATTCTTCCATAATAATTAAATAGTGTTTTTATTGTTTGAACTGCTTTTCCATTTTCTTCATTTCTTCGTTTTGTTTTTGTACTCTTTCTTTCATCATAGATGCTGTATTCAAACAAAGTAATAATGGTAGTTCATCAATTTGATTTATTTTTGTAATGTCTTCTCCTGCAAGATTGAGTGTGATACTAAAATAGTATCTAAAGGCAGCCTCTTTTTTACCCATTTTGGTAGTATCTCCCACCCCTTCATTATCATCTGATTGGTTTTGTTCGTCCACATCAAAGAACTCTTTATATTGCTGGTATATATTGTTGCGGTTAGAAAAAAAAAACTGCTTGCCCCAAACCAATATTTAATTGGTAGTTGTCTAAACTCATAGGCTCTATCTTCAATCTCATCTGCTTTGTATGGTTTAATTTTATACTTACCATTTTTCTTTTCAGTAATCGGTCTGTATAATATCGCCATAATCAAATGGATATTTTCCTCAATCTTTTCTGATGAGAACACCTCCATATCCATCCAAGCACCCCAAGCAAGTTTGCTCCAATCATTTTCCAATCCATACTCAATACCATTATGGGTGAAAACATTATAGAGTTCGTCTTTAAGGGAACTTTCAGTCATTTGGGACATCAGGTATGTCTGAACAAATTCCATTTGATTTAAGGGTAAATCCTTGAGTTCATTAACAGGGACATTTAAGAATAAAGACAATAAGTCAGGCGGTGATGTTTTATACAGGTCTTCTTTGTTCTGTAATCTTTGGAATTGTTCTATTGTGATTTCAGGTTGTATTTCTATTACCCTGTCGTTAAGTTGTATTTCTATCATATTATTGTTAATTTAGTTTTTGGTTTGTTAATCTTCATTTGTAGAACATATCTAATTGGGTCAATACAATGGTTAAAGTCATCAATAGGTTCATCCAAGTTTTTTAAGTTCTTATCCTGTTTCCATATATACTGGTTTAATTCATCCAACAGGTTTGTTGATGTAGATGTAACCAATAGATTATGTCTTTTAATCAAATCAATTCCGTGTAGAATAGTACCCTTGGCTACAGGTTTAACATTTATACCATTTCTTTTCATCTCTTCTATGGCTTGGGGATTTGCTGAATCAGCGATATAATCATCTTTTAAGTTTATACCTAAATCTTTTATCTTGTAGATAAAATCAGGTATTGTGGTTCTTTTTAGATATAATAATTCATCAACATAAATGTTATCCTCAAACTTATACACACCAATAAGTGTTTGAGCATCGTGATAACCATAGTCAATTCCATATCCAAGTAGTTTTGCCTCTTGTGGTATTTCCCCAATTACTTGTTGATGATTAAATACAACTCTTGTTGGAACACCCTTTTGTCCTAATCCAAATACCCTCCAAAGGTTTTGGTCTCTATATTGTAATTTTTCAATTTCCTTAATTTGAACATCAGATAAAAATGGATTGTCCTTGTATGTTACTATTGTGTAAAAGACATCTTCTTGTCCTTCCAAGTCATATATCCAAGAGTTCCACAATGATGGGTTTAAGTCAATTATAACCCTATCTGATGTACGAAGGATTAGTTGGGTATATTCTTCTTGGTTTATTTCTGTCGCTTCATTTATAAACAAGTAATCTCTTTTTCTACCCCTTAACTTTGTTTCATCATCTACAGAAAACCACTCAATAGTATTTGTTCCAAGTTGGAAATATCCATCAACTGAATGCCATTTATCAGGTTCATAAACACCAAAGTTAATTAGTATCTCTTTTAAGTCCCTTAAGATTGACCCTTTAAGTGCTGGTAATGTTTTTCTAACCAGTGATAAAGTTTTACCATTTTCTTGTAATAGTTTGTAAATCCAATAGATTAGAATATTGTAAGTTTTAGATGCACGAGAACTACCTTGAAATACACACACTCTTTTGTCTGTGGTAGTCAAGTCCTCAAATACTCTTGTTGTTTGGATTTTAGTCATTTAACCATTGTTCAGGTAGTTTATTTGATTTACTTAAATTATCATACCACCAAAGAGGTTGGAAATTGGTATAATGATTTAATCGGTATAAATCTTCTTCTGTTTTGGCTAATGATAATGGTGTTATATGGTCTAAATGCCAACCAAATTGAGTGTGATTATCCCAAGTCATATTTGATTGAAATTGTTTTTCAATGTATATCATAAACTCCTCAATAGAACACCCAAGAATATCTTTAGTTGATTTACTTTTATTTTTAATACGATTTCTAATTAGTGTTGAGATATCATTTTTTAACTTGAAAAAACTATCATTTTTTAATCTTCTAACTTTATATTCGTATCTTTTTTTATTTCGTTCTTTTTTATTTTTTAACTCAAACTCTTTGTTTTTTTCTTTGTAGTATTCACTATGAGTTTTTCTATACTCTATCGCATATTGTCTTTTATATTCTTTATCAACATTTAATTTAGCATTTTGATTTCTACATTGTTTGCATTCAGAACCAATACCACTTTTAACTGTTTTTCTTATTACAAAATGTATGTTATCAGCAGGTTTTTCAACACCACACTTACTACAATATTTGGTTTTAATCATTTCCATCTTACAAAGATAATACTTTTCTATGATATTTCATAAACTATCTATAACCTTATCAAACCATTTATCAAGGTCGTAGTACCTACTCTTACTATCAACCTCCATATATTCACCAATTCCGTGATACTCACTCTTACCCCCACCAAACTCACCATAACCAGTAACCTTTGATTTGCTCCTATGACCCTTGTTTGGTTTTATTCCATCATTTAATATATCATCACATACCAATAGGTTGGGGGTGAATCTACCTTGAGTATTTTCATAAGGGGTATTATCAATCTCATCAATATTACGAGGTGTTCTACCATCTCTTTCTTTCCACTTTTGTAAATGTTGTTCTATATTCATAATATTCTATTTGATTTTTCATAATTTTCTTCAGCCCATAATGGTTGAAGATTACTGTAATGAGATAATTTGTATATCTCGTCTTTATTTTTACCTGATGATATTGGAATAATATGGTCAATATGCCAAGTTTCATGTCCATAATTTCCCCAAGACATACCTTCATTAAATTGTTTTTCAATATGTTGTCTTAACTCATCAGGAGTACAACCAATTATCTTAAAGGTGTTTTTATCTTTTTTATAACCTCTTTGTTTAAGATATTCACTTAATCTACTTCTAACAGCATTTATAAGTTTGTATTTTGGGTCTTGTTTTCTATTGTTCCTCCATTTGTTTACTGTTTCTTTTTTTTCCTCATCGGTTTTTCTAACAATATTATATGGATTATTTACAATGCGAGGTGTTATATTTTTAGTTCTTGCGGTGTATTGGCAATCAGTAGAACAAAAAACATTATTATGTTTAGTTATAATATGACTTTGAGGTCTATAAAATAATTTATCACATGTTCCACATCTACACTCAATTTGTTTATTTAATTGACTGGCTCTAAAAACATAAGAGCATTTACGAGAACAAGTTGTTTGTCTCCCCCACTTTAATCTTTTTGGGTCAGCAAGATACTCAACATTACAAACAGGACAATTTCTATTTACCATATTACAAAGATAATGTTTTTTTGTTATCTTTCGTTAAACTCTATTCTATTTTTATAGACCACAAAGTCCATCGGTTCTTTGAAATAATCATTATAGATTAAATCAATCATTTCATCCATAAGGGTTGTTAGTTCTTGTTTGTTAAACTTAACCCCCTTGTTTACAAATAAGGTGTATTCAAAGGTTACATAACCTGTTGCTTGAGTTTCAAATGTGTGTGGTATTTCTATAACATCAATCAACATACCATTAAAGTAATGTTTGTTGGAATTGAGTTTAATTGTATTCTTAATCTGTTGTAATAACTTTTCCATCTTCCTGTGGGGTTTATAGTCCACATCTACTATAAACCAACCTTCAAAAGATAATATAAGTGATTTGAAATCAACCTTGTCTATTGTCTGTACCTCAAAGTTGATATTATCAAAGTTATTCTTTGTCTTTAATATACTACCCTTCTTTGGATAAGAATAATCACTCTTCTCTCTCATCTTGTCCCATATTTGTTCTTATAATCTCAATCTGTAGTGGACTGGTTGAATTATCTATCTTCTCCCCTTGAGTTGTAACATCAATATGTTTTTCACTCTTCCAGTTGTTCTTAAACTTGTTGGT